TCCAATATATGCCTCCATAGAAGTAACAAGTGACAATCTATTTGTAAGTAATTCTGCCTCCTTAAGTTCGGCAAAATGATTATCATATAAGAAATCATACTGAATATGATCACTCATAATCTCCCAATCTTCTGGACTTACAATATTTTTTAGAAGGAGTTGAGTGCGAAGTATATCATTAAACATATTCGCAAAACGCTTTCTTAGTCTCCCAACGAACTTAGAAAACTTAAGTTCGTCTCTTAGAATTTCTGATGAACGTCCAAGATTGAATCCATCACCACCACCAGCAATTCTGGATTCTGGAACTCCAAGTGCCCTATAAAGTTTTTTCTGGAAATATTCAATATCAGAAAGTTCCCCAAGATTTTGACCACCAGGTAGAGTTGTGATTTCAGTTCCTCTACCACCTTCTCTTCTTGGAAGCCAGAAGTCTTCAAGCATACTCATATACTTGCGATCATCACGAACTTCACCCGTCTGTGCATCATAAACTAACTTATTACGATAGCGACTCATAACCTCCTTTAGGTATTGCTCTGCCTTTACCTTTGGAAGATTGCCAACATCAATATAAAAAATACGACGCTCTGGTGCTCTGGATAATCTGTAAATCACAAGAGAATCTTCAATCATTCTAAGTTGATTGAGTGCCTTAATTGATTTGTGAAGATATGACAGTACTGTTCCTTTATTTCTATCTACTAATCCGGAAGTGCAGTAAGTAACAGAATCTTTTGCTATCTTTACCGAATTCTTTGCTGATGAACTAAAAGTGCCTGACGGATAACTTGTGGTTGGAGTATAGATGAAATATTCTTCGATTTCTGGATATGTAACCTGATTTACATTAAAATTGGTAAGTGCCGATAAATTTGGTCCAGAATTATTATTTGTCTTTTTTTCCTGACGAACGTGCTTCATCTTCATAGGATCAATATATCTCAATTCCTGAATTCCATCTTCAGGTTTCTTTACATCAATAATTTTGAGATAAAATAATCTACCGTCAATATACCAGTTTTTAAAAATTTCGTGAGACTTCTTATCGAAGTCCATAATTTCTTTGATGTGCTTAAATTCTTCTCTTATAACTTTTTTTAGTTTATCGCTCGCATTCAAATTTGATAGTTCTATTTCTACTGGAGAATCATATAAATCACTTACGATTGCTTCATTAACGACATCTTCAATTGCTCCATCACATTCTGGATGAAGAGCCATCTCACGATATCTTCTAATTAGATCATATTCAGTTCTGTAAACACCTTCAATATCAATAGTTTGCCCATAAAAACCCGATTGGATATAATGATCAACCCCGTCCTCGTTATTAGGAGGAACGGGGGAGACTATAGATTTGGATTTTTTTTCATTATCCTCAATTGAAAAACCAAAAAGTTTCGCCATCTTATAAAGTATGCTTACCTGTTATAGTTTATTTAGTTAATATCTTCACCACCTGCAGCAGGAGAATTACCCTTGACTGCTTCCCACCAGAGAACTTGCATTTCTACAGTAAACTCCTGAATAACATCGGTTTCATATGCCAACTGAATTGGACTGATATTTGTTGGGAACAAATCATAAAAATGATATGCTCTCAGAGTTGAACCATCACGATCTAAGTGATAAACAAATGCATCTGCCTGATACAGAGCAGGATCAGTAACTCCGGTATTATCAGAAACACGGTTGATTACATTCATCCAGTTTTCAAATGCCGAACGAATAGCAAAATCAGTATCGTTAATAACGGTAATCGTCCAAGACTCAAATGTGCGGTCTCCTGCTAATTTTAGAGTTCTTCCTCTAAAGGCAACTTCTAATGGAGTTACCGTAGATCCTGGAAGTGCCGCAGTTTTGACTAAAAATCTTGACTTGTCAAGAACATTAGTGTCAGCAGGAGCAGCATCTGGGAATGAAAGAACAACCTCAAAGAGGTTACTTCTAGCACCACCACCAGATAACTTACTCTTGAAGTCCGTAATCTTCCTTAGAGGGGGTGGATTTAATTGATTTCTGGTTGCCATAGTTTTTAACCTCTGTTAATTAAAAGTTGCCGATTATTTCTTCAAAATCAACACCAGTCTTGGTGGCAATAAAGGTAAGACCGATGAAGTTAATCGATCTCGCTGGTTTAATGTAGATGTCTGCTCTAAACTCATTAGCATCAATAACTGCTGCCGTGTTATTAGTTTCGTCAGCAATTACGACATAATCAAAGATACCTCTCTTTGCCTGAACATCACGCAAGAATGGTTCAATAGTATTTACAAAATTAGTTCTTGTAATTTCATCGTTAAACTCAAACAGTATATCCCTAGCGGCACGAGAAATAGCATCCTCAAGGTAGATGAAGAGTCTGCGAACATTAATACGATCAAATGCTGATGTTCTCCCCAATCCAGTCTTATCACCGAACAGAATAATACCTGCTCCTGGTGAGAAGATGATTGGATTGATTCTGTTTGTATAAAGACTATCTCTCTGAGACTTACTTGGAGTATAAGCAAGTTTGATGGCATTTAAGATAGCACCTCTTGAGGTTCCTGCTGGAGAATACCAGGGGAAGTAATTAATGTCATTACGGGCACATAGACCGGCAATATCACCATTTAAAGGGGCGTATCTGTAAGTATTTGCAAATCTATCGTACATATACTTGTAACCAGAATCAAATACTGCATAAGAAGAAGATGCTATAGGTGAGAAGAAACTAATTACATTACTTGTAATATCTTCTGGTGCTCTAACAGTAATCGCTCCTTGCGTTGGATTGTCTGCAAGAGCAGCACCTCTATATGGAGTAATAAAGGCAATTGCATCCTTTCTAAGTTCGGCAACCGATATGAGTTTATTTGCCAGTTCTTGTGCGGTTTCTTTTGCATAACCAGCAGATCCCATCAATAAGAAATCTACCTTGATTTCTTCTGTATTCTCAAATAAATCATATCCATCCTTAAGTTCTGTCAGAGTTGCAGTAAGAGCACCAGCGGTTGAGATTCCTGTTTGACCATTATAGTTAAGACCGCCTGCTAATGTGTAGGTATTAGAACCTGCGGCACCAAAAATGATACCTTCTGCGAGTTGGTCCCATCCATTATCGGTTGTTAGATCAAATTGATTCGGATCATATCCTGTTGTGGTAAGACCAGCAGGAGCACCACCAGCAAAGATATTTGCAGACCCTGCGGCAATATACTTTCTCCAATATGAAGTACTTCCGGCAGAAAACTCAGCATCAGTTGCCTTAGAAAGACCTAAGTGCTTCTCAAGAATTGTTCCAGAATTGCCAGTAATGGTTCCTAAATCATCAATAACTACAACGTGAACTTCATCAAATCTAGATCCTCTTGGTTCTGCAAATGCCGAAGTTCCTGGTGCTGGTGCTAAATTATTCCACTGGATGGTGGAGTTGGTCAGGTTAATGTATTGCTGACTGAACCAATCAACTTCACTAGCGTAAGATGTGCTTCCCAACGTAACCAGAGAAGCGCCAGTTGTTACGATACCAACAGTTCCACTTTCGGTAAAGCAATAAGTTCCGTCTTGCTGATAATCAACAGGAGTTTCTGTATTTCCAGAAGATACCTTACTTAAAATCTTAACCGCAATTGAACCTGCACCAACCTCCGTAATGATTCCTTTTAGATAAGAACCGGTTAATGATATGGAAGAACCAGTTCCAACATCTGCTTTTCCGGTAAGAGATTGAGTTACACCATAACCAACTCTTGCAAGTGTAGTTACAATACCACTTAAAATTTGGTCTGCCTTGGAGTCAATAATTGCGACTTTAATTCCATTTGCCCAAGAACCAGGATTTCTTGCTGCTACAATAACATTCGTAATGGGATTTTCATCATACCCAAGTTCTTCATAATTATCTAAACTCTTAATCTTTACGCTACTTGCAGTTCCTACAAAAGCATTTTTAAGGTCGGTGTCATCTGCTCTTACAACCTGCAGTGAACCGCCATAAGAAAGGTAGGATGAAGCAACCATCCAACTTTCATAATGCTTGTCTGTGGAATAAGGTTCGCCAAAATTATTCAGCAGATCATTTTCATTCTCTACTAATGTTGGCGAATCTACAGGTCCTTTTGCGAAAGGTGCGACAATTGCCCCAATCTTATTGGAAGCTGGTTGGACTCTACCAGAGGTTAGATCAACTTCCCTTACTACGATTCCAGGAGATGCTAAATTTAGCGGCATCTTTATTCTCCGTATTATCCCGAATTATTCTAAAAGTATTTATAATTTCCTTGTCTTCAATATAGTTATCTGTAATCCCACTCATTAGACACATCTCCGTACTCATCAACATTCCAAATTTCTTGTGTTTGTATTCCATTTTCTGATGTAGCAAACATCCATCTGTCTCCAGTTTCCTTCTCTACAAATACTTCCATATCTTCTAATCCATCTGAAATAAATCCAAACGGAGACATATCTTGGTCTATTTGATTCTTTTGTTCTTCATATATTCTTTTACGAATATCATTATTAGTCATCTCCTTGAAATACTCCTGAGCGACTAACCAGGCAAAAATTACAAGACACATTACCAAATCATCATTACAACCCTCTTCAGCCTCAAATGAATTATGTCTTTGGGCAAATGTTGTAAGTTCACTAATAATATCATAGTCATTCACAAATAATTTATCATCTTCAATAAGTAATTTTAAGTTTGAGCATCCTAATTTTTTAACTGCCGCAGTTGTTCTGACTCCAAGTTGAGACTTTTTACCACTAAATCCAGACCCAACTAATTGCCCTGCCCTACCTCTCATAGAGCACATTAAAATATTATCATATTCTAAATCATAGTGAAGAATATTGGCAACCTGATCTCCAATATCATTTACTTCTATAAGTAACCAGGCATTATCATATCCTCTTGCCACCTCATTAATAATACTAGGAAATAGCATCGGTTTGATTTCATTATTTTTGTATTTTGCAACAACTCTATAAGGAAACTCTGTAATATCAAAAACAACAAATGCCGAATAATCATTACCCATTCCACGAGCAACA